TAGGAAACCGTGAATCAGAGTTTTTCATCAACTGAGAGTTGACTGCTTCCATCTGATCATTAGATTTACCTTCATAATATTTCCTACGAGCCGCAACTTTTCCGGCTGGCATTTTAACCAAGGCTACATCTCCTCGACACACAGAGCCTTCATACCTGCCTTCATCCCTCACGAAGGATGTGAGAGCCATTTCAGGAACTTCATCTGGAGTTACAAACACCCATCCTGCTTGCATTTTCTTGCCAACATTTGTGATGTCATCTTTACCTTGAAGGGAGACTCGTATCCAACGTAGCGCCATGCCCTCATTATCAAAACGTGCTTTCACACTTTCTGGAATGTCCAAAGCATTCGGCTCTTCAAAGGTCCATTCTTCTTCTCTAGTATTCTGTTCTCTCATACTCTCAGTACGTGATTCATTTCGTGTCATTTTTTTCCTCCACGCTTACATGTTTATGTTAGTATATTCGCCATCAGCCGAAGTTACCTTCAGCTTCTCAGCGGCATACTGTTCAAGTGGGATACCCCATTTATTAGCAAGCCTTACGTCTTCTTTGGAAAGCTTTACTTTTTTGTTTGAGGACGGAGACGAGCGTGAAGCCCCCGACACCACTTGAGCAGGTTGTGACGTGCCTGAGTTACTTTGTCCCTCAGTTTCCTGCACACGGTTTGAAGTTTGACCAAAGGCCGTTTCAAGGCGTCGGTCAATTTCTTCGTAAAATTCGTCATCACTGGGATCATATCCTTCTCCCTTTAATTCAGCATCTATTGCAAGAGCGGCTGCGGTTTTAATTGTATCTTGTCCAAACCAATTATTTTTCTGCGCCCACTCGTTTGCTTTTGGATCATAAACTGGAGTCTGCTGTGCAAGCTCTGGCTCTTTCTCTGCTTCCTGAGAAGCTTCTTCCATTCGCTTTGCAATATTAGCTTTATAATTTTGAACTGTTTTAAGATCAGCTTGAGCAGCATTTAAAATTTCCTGCGCTGCCAAAACCTTTTCTTTATCTCCCTCGTCAAATGCCTGAAGATAAGCTTGCCGTGCCAGTTCAATATTTTGATTTAATTGTTTTTCACTTGAACCTACACTACGAGAGGCAATATTATTTACCTCATCTTCTTTTTTATTTAAGTTTTGTTTAAGCTCTTCGTTTTGTCGAATAAGCTCATCAATCTTTTCTTCACGCTCTTTACGTTGTCGAATTAGTTGCCTAATTCTTTTTTCAGCGCCTTTAGTTTCAATACCTTCTAGTTCTTTCGGCTGTTCAGGCTCAACCTTTTGTTCAGGCTGTTCTTCTATAACTTCTTCTTGTGCCTGTACTGGTTGCTGTTCTTCTTCTTCTATTTCAAAATCAACTTCTTTTTTATCTTCAGAAACTTCAATAGTTTCCCATCCATCATTTTCGTTACTCATTTTACTCTCCGTTGTTAACGACACAAACGATTACGTTTATATTATTATATCACAAAAGTTCTAATTTCCCAAATCAACTAGAGCCTTTTCCTAAATTAAAAGTTGGATCAAGGTCTTTAGGTTCTTCTACTTTCATAATAATTTGATCATCAAATAAAAGTATAAGACGTATACCCTTGTAAAATAATTTAGTTCCTGCATGTTTGCCATAGCATACATAGTCACCTACATTACACCATGCTCCAGCGGGGAACTTTTCTTTATCCATGTATGCCAAGTCTCCTAACGCTAGAACCTGTGCGACAGTGGTGAGATATGACATATCATCTTTGGTTGAATCCGGTATAAGAATACCGCCTTTGGTTACACTCTTTACTGAAACGGGGCGCACTAAAACGTGAAATCCCGGTAGAGTGGGTAGTGGGCTGGGATCGGGGGCGTCATCCTCAGTTATCCACATATCATTTTTTAGTGCGCCACCTAAACCTACTTGTTGCATTGTTAGTTTTCGTCCTCCATATAAATACGTTTTTTAATTATTTGCGTTAAATTATCTCTGGCCCACTCAAGGCTAGAGATAGAACCAACAATCTGACGGTAATGTGGATAGTCTTCAGCAGACCCATTACCTAGTGTTACCCTCAGATTATTAATCTCATTATTAAACTCAGTTATTACTTCGTCCCAAATGTCCATACTCAGTTATAGATGGTGCTTTTGCGAGAAGGTTTAATTGGTTCCGGCGCTTTCCAAGAGTCGTCTTCCCATTGGTTTAGCTCACTACGAATGGCACGACCACCCGTAATGTCTTGAGCGTAAGCATCGCCATAACCTTTCTGAGTATCCTTTACATGAAAAGGATATCCTTTACCTTTCTTCATCATCGTTTATCTCCTTCATTTGTTCACTAGCAAACTGCGTAAGATTTTGTAATGCAGCCATGTCCATTTCTTTATCATCGTCCATTTGTTTTCTTAACATATCAGCAGCAATCTTTGCTTCTTCAATTTCTTTACGTGTATTTAGTTCAGCTTCTTTGATCGCCTCTTTAGATTCACGATTAAGCTGAGATTGAGTTTCTCTTGAGTTAGCTGTTGCAGATGCTTTCAGCATTTCAATAATCTGTGCAGTTTCTTTGATCTCAAGTTCTTTGTTTTTAATCTCAAGCTCTGCTGCATCTGTTACTGTATCAGATTGAAGTTTCTGCTTCTCTAGCTCAACCTTTGCCTGTTCAAGAGCAACAAGCTGCTGTTCTGGTGATTGTGCCTGACCTGCCGCTTGATTAGCATTCATTACTTGCTGTGCTGCCTGTGCCATAGCCATCTCAACAACATTAGGATTACCAGCCTGATCAGGAGCCTGTTTCATAAGTTCTTCAGAAATGCCAACCATTTGTTCTTGATACTTCATAACTGAGTGTTCTTGAATATTAGCTTGAAGTATTGGAGTAATTCTCTGCATGATTGGATTAGCCCCATTCATCGGGTCTTGCAGATATGCCATCTTTACCTGCATATGTGCATCATGGTTCTGGCCGGGAAAGGCTGCAATCGGTATGCCTTTCGTCGCTGCCATAATATCTGATACAGGATCAAGAGGTTGGGGTTCAATCTTAGGCGGAAGTATCTCATCCACGTTTGGCATGTTGGAAGCATTAAGAATTGTTCTATTCAGGGCTTCCAAATTAAACATGCCCGGTGGTGATTGCTGCGCCATTTGCAGCGCCATGTTTGCCATCATCATACGATGTGCGTTGCTAGGAATGTTAGGATCAGATACCGGAATAATATCTATGCGACCATCGAAGTCATTCTTGAATATACTACGATCTTCATAAGGAACATCATATGGATATTCATTGGGAAGATAGTCATAGTCAATGCGAGCAAGAATACGGAACTCGTCTTTCTGAGACTTATGTAGTCGCTTATGAATTGCTGTGAAAAATTTACTACTTGCTTCAAGCAAAGCCATAGTAGTGCCAACGGGTCCATAGGAGGCAGCATCGGAGATAACTTGCTCCGTGCTGTCCGCAAACTTCTGACCAGCAGTAGCTACGAAGTTCAGCATTTGGAATAGAGTAGAGGAAGGCTCTTTATAGGGAAGGGGAACAATAGCCTTTGATAAATCTACTCCAATAGCCTCAACCTCCTTGAACTCGCCGGGAGATATAGGATCGTTTTCATTTACCATCCTAACTCCCTTGGCCTTAAACCCTCCCGGTAAATTTGCAAATTGCCCTGCGTCTACTAAGGATCTCATTGCGGCAGTAGCAGTCATAGTCAAATTACCAAGGAAGTGTATAAGACCTAATCCATAGAATCCAAAACCGGGAACGAATTTATAATGAACAAAATGATTTTGCTTTTCTTTCGTTGGATCGTCCTGTTTATAGTTTCTACGAATACTTAGTACCTGTTGTGTCTTTTCTTCAACAGTAACAATATACGGAAGTGATTCGTCATCATGTTCTAAGTTAAGATAACAGTGTTGTTCTAATAGAACATATTGTGGATCATTCTCATAACTGGGAGACAATCCAAGAATATTGTCCATCTTTTCAGTAAATGAAGAAACATTAAACTGAGAAGGCATACCAATATTCAAATCTCTGTAAGCTCCTGCTGCAATATCTCTTTGATACTCAACAGCACTTTTATAAATAATATGTGTACTTCTTTCTGCACTTCTAAGATCAGAAGCAAAGTAAGACACATAAAACTGGTCAATCGGTATAAACTCTGATACCGGACGTTTAAGAACAGAACTATAATAAACTTTTTTAAATGCTGAACCAATCAAAGGTAGATGAAACAACATCTTTTCAAATTCATCAAAGTATTCCGGCATCTGTTCCGTAAGCTGGTAGTTCATAAAGTTCTGAACACGATTAGCTTGCATCTCTTTATCTGGCGTACTGCTGCCCAGAATATTTGCTTTTACCGGACCATTCGGCGGAAACAGTTCTGAGGAAGCCTTGGCCTGAAACTTAACAGCAGATTCTATTAAAAGGGGATGTACTGCCGTACATGCCCCCTGAAATGGTTCAGTGCCATCTTCAACCTTTAGACCAAGCAGATCAAAGCCACGCTCAAACATGGACTCCCAATCTGCACGGGAATCTTTATCTGCAATAAAATTATCTACAACATCTGCACCAATTTCCTGAAGTACTTCTTCTTCAATATCTTCAGCTAAGTTGCCATACCACTCAGCAATATCTTCATCAGGACTCATTTCTATTTCCTGAGAAAAATCTACCAGAACACCACCATCAGGTTCTACCTCAAAGGTAGCCTCTGTGGTTTCTTCTGCGGCAGGAAGATTAACTACATTAGACGTAGCTTGTGTTATTGCTTCAAATGGGTTTTGTTCAATTGCCATTTATTTAGTTTCCTGTTTTATTTTTATAAAGTTGGTGGTATTTCACTAAGCATTATAGCTTCATCTAATGTAAGAGGTTGTTCAGCTAATGAGCTAGAAATAGGATCACGTAACATTTCAAGTGTAGGATCAGACTTTGGTGTTCTATAATTTCTAGATGCTGCTTCCGCTTTTGCAGCAACACCGCTTTCTCCCTCTTTATCTATAACTACTTGAACAGCGTCTACAAATTCTTTTATTGTTCGTGCATTTTCAACTGCTCTATAATCATCTATAGTAACAGGACTTTCTGGATCTCGTGCCATTTTTCCTATTCTACTTAAAGCAGCATTCATAGCATCTGGACTTACTTCAGATACTGTTTCTACTACAGGTGGCTCTGTAAAGGCAGCTTGCGCTATGTCAACTTCTTCTGGAAGTGGAGCAAGTTGTTCTATTCCTACTGAAGTAACAGGTGCAGCAACTGTAGGAGATATTTCAGGAGTCTGTTCAGTAAGTAATGCTATAGTTTCTGGCTGAACCTGTCCGGGTAAAGCTTCTCTAAATGGATCAGGATCTTCTATTAATCCTAGCAATTCTAAATCAGCAAGTGCATTTTTTGCAAATTCAATGGTTTCTGGTTGTGCATCTTGACGAAAAGTTTGAGGGGCTGTATTTTCTACAACTGTTTCTAAGGGTAAACTATCAATAGCTATTGGTGCAGGAGCTATATCTTCTATAGTAACTTCTCTTGATTCTCTTACACTTGATGGAACTTGATAACTACTTCCAAACTCTTTAGCCTCTTGAGATTTACCTTTACCAAACAGCGCATCAAAAATAGTATCTACAATTGTTTCTGTTTCTGGAACTTGCTTTTCATATTGTTCTTCTACTTTTTCTACACCAACATCAAACTTTGCTGATAAGTCTTTAAAACCCGGAATGCTTTCATCTAAACTCTCTCTAAGAGATTTAAAAGCTGGTTTAATAGTATCTTCATAAATTTCTTGCGGTAGTCCCATAGCTGCTGCTGGCATAAAAGGACTATTCATTGATGTGACTATACCAAGACCTTGTACCCAACCTTTAAGTGCTTCTCTATCCATATAGTTAGATAATGCAGAAACCTCTGCTTCTTTTGGCAAACCAAAGGAAGAGAAGCCTGCATTAGAAAGAGCTTCTTGAACAGTTTGTCCAGATTTTGCATTATCTATTTCTGTACGAATAGCTTCTCCTCTTGTTCCAGCAAAAGCCATAAAAATATCTTGATACCTATCTGATTCTTCTTTAGTTAAAGCAAAAGGTGCTTCTGTTTCTCTACTACCTCTAAAACCTCCCATATAGGTTGGAAGATTAGCTTGTTCAAGTGTTTGTAAATAACCATCTACTCTTGTTCCAAATCTAGGATCATCACGGTCTATTTTTGGATCAAGAACACCATATTTTTGTTCTGGTGTCATAGCTTGAGAAGCTTCTCTTACAGCTTGTGTATAAGCCCTTCTATTTTCAATAGACGGACTAGGAGAATACATAATATCCTGAAGAACAGGATCTCTTAATAGTTCTAAGCTAGGACTACTTGAAGGTTGTCTAAACAATAATGGATCTCTATACCTTTTAAGAGTATATGGTTCTTCTTCAGGATCGCCAAAGGTAAGATATCCAAATGTAGTAGTTACAGGTTGACCATAACTGTCTGATACTACATTTGGGGGAGCATATCCAAATTTTTCTTGCATCTCCATTAAAGTACTAAAACGGTCTTTATCTAAAAAACCTTCAGGTAGTCCTACTCTACCCTGTGTAACTCTTCCGGTTGAAGGATCAAGGGCACCAAAAAATTCTGTATATTCCTGCGCTCTACTTTTAAATCCGGGTACTCCAGCATATAGTGCTGCCATTCTGTCTTCATAAGCTTGTTGTTCAGCTTGTTCTGCCGCCTCACGAGCATCTTTTACATTAAAACCAAAATCTCTAGGATCACCTCCACGACCTCCACCTATACCTGTAGGATCATCAATATTTCCTTGTGGATCAGTTATACCTAAAGT